TTTGTTCGCAAGATGAAGCGTCAATTTGTGGCTGTGACTTGCCATTATGATGTTGCTGAATGGCTGGAACCTGATTGGGTGTTTGACGTATCGACGATGGAATTTTCACGGAGGTTACTTAGGCGACCAACGGTTGAAGTCGAGATACAGCGGGTGCATCATTCCATCTGGCGGGTATTCAAAGGCCATCACTATTTAAGTGCTGATTTGAACACGGCATCAAAAATATATCTTGCAACTATTCAAGGGCAACCAGCGGCGATGACTGCAATCCTGCCGTTCCCGCATCCCAAAGTAAAAAATGTATGGAAGGAACACAGAACGGTGGTGTTGCCAGACTTTCAAGGGTTTGGCTTGGGTAACAGATTATCTGAACACGTCGGTGATTTGCTGCATTCTATGGGCAAGAGATATACCAGTGTTACATCTCACCCTTCTATGATACATTACAGGGCTAAATCTAAAAAATGGCTTATGACGCGAAGCCCAAGCAGAGTTGCTGCAAACACAAAAGGTGTCTTAAAAGGAACAGTAAGTGAAGCGCGTTTGACCGCATCATTTGAATATATAGGCAGCAAAAATGACCCAAGCTAAACTGACCGCAAAGCAAGAGGCATTCTGCCAAGCCATAGCCGATGGCATGGGGCAGGCTGACGCTTATCGAATAGCCTATGACGCGGAAGCCATGAAGGATAGCACTGTCTATCCTAAAGCCTCGCGCATGATGAACGAGGGCAAGATCAGGGCAAGAATTGACGAATTGAAAGCACAGGTTGCCGATAAGCAGCTATGGACACGCGAAATGTCTGTCAAAGGGTTGATACAAGCCTACCGCATCGCACAGGAAGCGAAGACCTCAACAGGCATGACGGCTGCCGTTAAAGAGTTGAACGTCATGCACGGTTTCAATGAGCCGACCAAGCTAACTGTTGATGTAAAGTTTAAGCCCATCACGGATGAAGACTGGCTTTGACGTTTACTGCAAGCCAGCGCGATTTTGTATATAGCCAAGAGCCATTCCCCGCCTTCGTTGGCGGCTTTGGTTCGGGAAAAACTGCTGCTGGCATTGCACGGATCATGCGGCTCAAGCGATATTGCCCGTATCAGGATGTGGCATATTACCTGCCGACCTATCCGCTTATTGAGGATATTGCTTTTCAACGCTTCCCCGCTTTGTTTGAAAAGAACGGCATTCCGTTCAAGCTAAACCAGCAAAAGGCGGTAATGGAAACGGAACTAGGCCGGATCATCTTCCGCAACATGGAGCAGCCTGATCGGATCGTTGGCTATGAGGTGGCGCATAGCGTGGTGGATGAACTTGATACGCTCCCGATCGACAAAGCCCGTGCCGTCTGGAACAAGATCATTGCGCGTAACCGCCAGAAAGCATTTACTGTATCAGGCAAGCCTGTGAAAAACACTGTAGCCGTAGCGACAACGCCAGAAGGCTTCCGCTTCGTCTATGATCGATGGGTAAAGAACAAGGCTGAAGGCTATGCGCTTTATCGCGCAAAGACATCTGACAACGCTGCGAACCTTCCCGCTGATTACATCAAGAACCTACAAAGCACATATTCAACAAGCCTATTGGCTGCATATCTGGATGGCGAGTTTGTCAACCTCACGGCTGGAAGTGTTTATCCAGAGTTCGATCGCAAGTTAAATTATACCCTTGAGCAGATACAGCCAAGGGAGCCTTTGCATATTGGCCTCGACTTCAACGTAAACAATATGAGCGCGATCGTCTGCGTCATTCGCAATAACAATCCGCTTGCCCTTGATGAAATAACTGGCGTCAGAGATACGCCCACAATGATTAGGGCATTGCAGGAGCGTTACCAAGGCCATCAGATAACAGTTTACCCAGATGCGTCAGGCGGGGCCACCAAGAGCGTTAATGCCAGCTTGTCAGATATAACCTTGCTGCGATCGGCTAACTTCACTGTGCTTGCGCCGAATAAGAACCCAGCCGTAAAGGACAGGGTGATGGCGATGAACCAGATCATTCACAATCAAGGCGTCCGGCGATTGCTGGTAAACCCTGACAGATGCCCTAACTTGATCGAAGGATTAGAGCGCCAAGCTTACAACAAATCTGGCGAACCAGATAAAACGGCTGGTCTTGATCACTTGAATGATGCTATCGGCTATTTTATTGCGTATAAATATGCTATCGGTAGGGGAATGGTTTCCTTCGCTCAAATATCTGGGGTGTAAATGTCTGTCTCCAACACGAACACCGAATACGACGCCAACCGCTTTAAGTGGAAGCGTTGCCGCGATGTAATAGCTGGCCGCGATGCTTTAATTCAGAACTATGTTAGCAATACGCGCTATTCTGGCAGTCTTTACAATCCGTCATTCGATACGAACAACTATCTGCCACGGCTTACAGGCCAGACGGATGTCGAATATATCACATATCAGGAACGGGCTGCTTTCTTCAACGCAAGCGCACGAACCTTGGACGCCTTCACTGGCATGATATTTGCAAAAGACCCTGTTTACAAACTGCCGACCGCGATCGAGCCTTATGCCAATGACATTACGCTTGGCGGAGATAACTTGCGCGAGTTTGCGGAACAGGTTGTCGAGCAACAGATTGCTGTAGGTCGCGTCGGCATCATGGTTGATTATCCAGCCAATGCGCCGACCAACATCACGATTGCTGCTGCCGAGGCGTTAAACATCCGCCCATTCTTGCGCTATTACACAGCCGAAAGCATCATCAACTGGCGCACCAGCTATAAGAATGGCGCACAGGTTCTGACAATGGTGGTGCTTAAAGAGACCATCGAAGTTGCGGAAGATGAATTTACCTCTAATGAGGTTGTGCAATATCGCGTCCTTGATCTGACGGAGCAAGGCTATCGCGTTCGCGTGATGACCGAAGACAACGAACTCAAAAGCGAAATTTTGCCAACGCGAAACGGCAGCACATTGCGTTACATCCCGTTCGTCATCCTTGGGGCTAACAGCGCAACAGCCACAGTGCAGAAACCGCCTTTGCTCGACCTAGTAGATACCAACCTTGCCCACTACCGCAACAGCGCAGATTATGAGCATGGCTTGCACTTCACTGGCTTGCCAACCCCATACGTTGCTGGCGTTCAATTACCCGAAGGCGCAACGCTTTCGGTCGGCTCAATGAGCGCGTGGATATTCCCTGACCCGTCTGCCAGTGCTGGCTATCTTGAATTTAAGGGCGATGGCCTTCAAACATTGCGCGAAGCATTGAAGGACAAAGAGCAGCGCATGGCTATTCTCGGTGCGCGTATGCTTTCCGAAGATAAGCGATCATCTGAAGCCTTTGGCACGATCGAATTAAAGTCCGCTGGTGAGCGATCGATCCTTGCATCAATCAGCCGATCGGCATCGGATGCGA